AAATTGTAACCACACCCACACCATCTGTCACTGTCACCCCAACTTTATCCTATAATTCAACACCATATCCAACAGTTACTCCGACAATCACACAAACAGTCACTCGTACCCCAGATCCCAATTGTTCACCATTTACGAATGTTATTTGTTATACTTATCGAATTGATTTTCTACCCCTTGGAATTTCAAATTCCTTTTATCCCACACTATCTATTTGGGTAACATACAAAGATTGTTTTGACCCAAATATTATTAAGTTGTTAGAAGTCCCATTAAATATTCCAAAATTTATATGTTCATCAGAAGTACCAATTGTGGTTAATAGTAAAGAAAATACAGCTACAGATGGATGTCCTGACATTGAGGACTTCACATCAATCACAAAACTTGAGGTTTGTGGTTCACATTGTCCACCACCTAATCCAACCCCATCCGCAACTCCTACAAATTATTTATTGTATAGTAATTTACTACCAGCACAAGGATCTACGACTTTTGAATTAGCATGTTCTAGACTCACCTCGGAAACTGCAATTTTATGGGGTTATAGTACAAAACCCTTGAGTGAGATGGGGTTAGCGGATGTGATTTATGATATAAACACAAATCTACCAAAACAAACATTTGGTCTTAGATTTAGAGCATTTAGTGCGACCCCAGATGTCTCGACTCAAAAATATGTTATTTATTGGCAGAATAGTGGTAGTTCGATAACATCTGTTGAACCTTGTATTTAATACTCAGTCTTTACCTATTCGATCATTTAATAATCAATATAATATCTTCTGATTAATATTTACCATAAATGGCTCTACCTAAAAAAGTAATACCAAATATTAATTTAGTCCCTCCAAAAATTTTACTTGAGAGGAGAGAACAATTATTACAGGATATTACAGAAGACGGAACATATCTTCCAAAGAATTTGGGTTATGCCGAAATGGATAGAGGATTTTTAGATTTTGTTAAAAATGAACTTAAAACAGTTGTTGAGGGAAAAGTAATTCCAACAATTGACATTCTTATAACAACACAAAACTGGGCACAATTTACTCAAACTTGGTCTTTTCAAGATTTGAACGGCAACACCGAACCACCCTTTATTACGGTGGTGAGAGTTCCTGAAGTAAAATATGGTACAAATCCTGCGACTCTTTATAATATCCCAAACCAAAAAGAATTTTTCTATGCAGCTGTACCTACTTGGAATGGTAATGTAAAGGGGCTTGACATTTATAAAATACCACAACCAGTACCTGTTGATATCTCGTTTAGTGTAAAAATTGTTTGTAATCGAATGAGAGAACTCAACGAGTTTAACAAAAATGTTCTTCAGACATTCGCATCACGTCAAGCGTACACTAAAGTTAATGGGCACTTTATCCCAATTGTAAACACAAACATAAGTGATGAATCTGTCACACAGGTTGATAAAAGAAGATTTTACATCCAAAATTATGATTTCACACTTTTGGGATTCCTATTAGATCAAGATAAGTTCGAGGTAGCACCTGCGGTCTCTAGAGTTCTTAATGTTTTTGAGACCAATATGAAACCCATAAATCGTAAAAGAAAAAGATTCCCTGTGAATGAAGGTGTCTTTGATCTTACGATTCAGGCGGTGAGAAATTCCCCTGTTATTAGGACAATCAGTGTTGATTATACGGGTACTTTTACAATTTTATCAACTCAGAATGTGAGTACCTATGATTTGTTTGTTAGGTTAAACACCAGTACAGAGTTTGACTATTATGGGACAAATGTTGTCAATTTTGAGGTGAATACTGGTGACCAGTTACGATTTGAAATTACTCAAGAAAATGCCGACCCAACTTCTACCATAACATATGGGGTATCTTTTTTAGGTTCACCACAAAATTTAACTTTCGATTTACCAACCCCGTCAATTACCCCAACAAACACAATAACCCCTTCTATTACACCAACGAGTAGTTTGACACCAACACCATCAATAACCCCAACAAAGTCAACAACACCAACGAATAGTTTGACACCAACACCTACTATCACTCCGACAAAAACTTCTAGTTTATGTCAATCTTTGGAATTAATTTGTAATAATTATGAAATAACCAATACAACGTCTTCAGCACAACCACTTTTATTAGTATATTCAGCATGTACAAATCAACCGACAGTATCATCAATTACTTTGAGTTCTGGACAAACCACTAACTTTTGTGCAGTAGCATACACAATAGCTTATTCTAGTGGTCATATAATTAATCAAACGGGAACTTGTGGAAAATTCTGTTCTTCATTTACAAACATTTTCCTACATATACCAAATTTGACTCCAACACCTACTCCAAGTCTATCGTAATCAGTCCTCACCATAGATATCTTTTTTCTTAGTACAGTTTTGATCTATAAGTTTTTCTAAGAACTTATAGATTTTTATTCCGTTGTCATCACAATATTTTTTCAATTTATTGTGGGAATCAATTGAAATTTTGATGTTTTTGGTTGATTTTTTCATTAAGGATAAAAAAAGATAATTTTTTCCTCCTAATATAAATAAGTTTTTATAAAAAAAAATACTTTATCGATTAAGATAATATTTATATCAATAAAACCTAAAAAAATAAAAAAATCATCATATGGCGACTACCAATAAAATATTTGTATCCCCTGGTGTTTACACATCGGAAAGGGATTTAAGTTTTGTAGCACAAAGTGTAGGTGTTACAACCCTAGGGTTGGTTGGCGAAACCTTAACAGGTCCCGCGTTCGAACCTATTTTCATAACTAATTACGACGAATTCGAAGCTTTTTTCGGAGGAACAATTCCCGAGAAATTTGTGAATACACAAATCCCTAAGTATGAATTAGCATATATTGCAAAGTCTTATTTACAACAATCCAATCAGTTGTTTGTAACTCGTGTTTTAGGTCTTTCAGGTTATGATGCGGGTCCAGGGTGGTCTTTATCAATTCAAGCGAACGTGGATGGTACAACAGTAGGTTTAACAAACGTTTCATCTACATACACGATTAACTTTGTTGCAACCACAGGTGGTACAGTGACCTTAACACCAGTTGGGACAACTTTAGTTGGAACTAACTTGAACAATCCTTTTACTTTATTAAATGGGAATTCTTCGTCATTTAATTCTCAATTAACAGCTCAAGTCTCAGCAATTGTAAATGCCAGTGGTACTACTAGTGGTTCTTCCATATACTACTTTGGTACAATTTCTGATGCTGCTTATAGTTCTTTGGGGGCTTACACCGCTCAAACAAATGTTTTTGGTTGTTCAGGTCTTACAAATTCACAAGCAGAATATACTTCACCTGATAACGATGCTTGGTATTATTCCAACTTTAATGAAAGTTCAAATGGGAATTATACTGGTTACTCCTTTATAAGTGTTGTTAGTAGTTTAATAGATTCTGGTTCTGGTATTTACAATGGTACTATTTCTGGTACTGTTTTCAACTTTTCGGGTGTTTCCTACTTAGATTATAATAATGTTGTAATCGCAACTTTACGTTCTAGGGGTATTTCTAATTATGGTTCTGGTGGAACAGGTCCGAGATATCAGGTTACAGGTCTCACAAGTGTGGCTTTAAATATGACTGGATCGTATTCCGCCGCAACTGAAAACCCATTCGCTAGATTTGCAATTTCAGGTGTAACTGATGGCGCGGCTTCCCCTGAAAATTTCCAATTTGTTGTTTCGTTATCACAGACAGACCAAAATTATTTACCAGCTGTTTTAGGTAGAACAAATTTCGGTAGAAGTAGAACCGAAGTTCCTATTTTTGTTGAAGAAGTTTATCCTACTTTACTTACGTATGGTTACAACAAAGGATTTATCAGAGGTATCAAAACCGATGTTATCGCAACACCTGGTTTGAGATACACACCAACAACAGGTTCTATCGCTAATTACTTGGAAAGATACAGAGCCGCTGAGTCTCCGTGGGTTGTTTCACAACTTCGTGGTAGTACAGTTGAGCGTTTGTTCAAAGTGTTAACAATCTCTGATGGTGACGCAGCAAATTCTCAAATCAAGATTTCTATTCAGAATATTTCTTTCAACAATTTAACATTTGATTTGGGTGTTCGTGATTTCTTTGACACAGATACAAATCCCGTTTACTTGGAAAAATTCACCAATTGTAATATGGATCCAGGATCTAATAACTATGTTGGTGTTAAGATCGGAACTTCGGATGGTGAATATGCATTAAATTCCAAATACATTATGTTGGAGTTAGATTCTGATGCACCTATTGATTCTCTTCCTTGTGGTTTTGAAGGTTATGTTATGAGAGAATATCCAAATGGTATACCACCATTCCCAATTTATAAAACCGCTTATAATTTTCCAGGTGAGGTAATTTATAACCCCCCATTTGGAACTACAACAGGTGCTTTATCTTCTCGTGGTATGTCGAATGCGGTTCAAAGTTCTGGCGACAGAGTGAGAACAACTTTCTTGGGTATCTCAACTCAAATTGGTTATGATGTTGATTTCTATCAATACAAAGGTGCTCAGTATCCTGTAAGTATTTGTGATTCTGAAGCCGCAGAACCTTGGGATTATATTACACAAGGTTTCCATATGGATTCTGGTGCAACGGTAGTCCAGATTGCAGTAGGTCCTACATCAGGAACACCTGCATTCCAATGTGGTGACGCTTCTTTCCAATCAGATCCAGAAACTTCCGAGAACCCCTATTACCAAATCCAAGCACGTAAGTTTACTTTCTTGGTTCAAAAAGGTTTCGATGGGTGGGATATCTACAGAGAATATCGTACAAACGGTGACTCATTTATCTTAGGAGGTGCTGGATATCAGAGAGGCGCTTGTTCATCAACAAGATACCCTAATGCAACTGGTTGGGGCGCGTTCAAACCAATTAGTGTTTCTAATTTCACTGATTATACAAATACCGACTACTACGCTTACTTGTTAGGTATTAGTACTTTCAATAATCCTGAATCTACTAATATCAACGTATTTGCAACTCCAGGTATTGATTATGTGAACAATTCAAATCTTGTTGAAGATGCAATTTCTATGGTTACATATCAGAGAGCTGATTCAATCTATATTGTAACTACACCTGATTGTAATGTTTTCTTACCTACAAGTAATGATAACTTCATCTATCCAACAGAGGTTGTTGACAATTTGGATAACACTGGTATTGATTCCAACTATACGGCGACTTATTACCCTTGGATCTTGGTAAGAGATACTGTGAATAACACACAGATTTACATTCCACCAACAAACGAAGTTTGTAGGAACTTAGCTCTAACGGATAATATTTCTTTCCCTTGGTTTGCAACCGCAGGTTATACTCGTGGATTGGTAAATGCTATCAAAGCACGTAAGAAACTTACACAAGAAGATAGAGATACTTTGTATCAAGGTCGTATCAATCCAATTGCTACGTTCTCTGATGTTGGTACTGTGATTTGGGGTAACAAAACTCTTCAGATTGCTGATACAGCCTTGAACAGAATTAATGTCAGAAGATTGTTACTACAAGCTAGAAAACTTATCTCTGCAGTAGCTGTTAGGTTGTTGTTTGAACAGAACGATGCCAAGGTACGTCAGGACTTCTTAGACAGCGTCAATCCTATTTTGGATGCCATTAGAAGGGACAGAGGACTTTATGACTTCAGAGTGACTGTAAGCAGCTCTCCTGAGGATTTAGATAGGAACACCCTAACAGGTAAAATCTACCTCAAACCTACTAAAGCTTTAGAATTTATTGACATTGAATTCTTGATAACACCAACTGGTGCTTCCTTTGAAAATATCTAATCTTAAATGGCTTTAAAAACAATCAAACGTACTATCATTTCGGAGGGTTTCGATGCATTCGGAACCCCCGATTTGAAGTATTATGCTTTTGATTGGGATGATAATATTCTTCAAATGCCCACTAAAATTATACTTGTAGATGAGGGGGGTAATGAAGTTGGTATGTCAACAGAGGATTTTGCAAAGTTTCGTTCAAAGATAGGTGTGGAAGATTTTGACTACGAGGGTAGTAAAATCGTTGGATATGCTGATGATCCTTTTCGTAATTTCAGAACTTCTGGTGATAGAAAATTTTTGTTGGATGCTATGGTTGCTAAACCAGGACCTGCTTGGTCTGATTTCATTGAAGCAATCAACAACGGATCAATTTTTTCAATTATAACTGCTAGAGGACATAACCCAAGAACAATCAGAGAAGCTATTTATAATATGATCATACAAAATCATAAGGGTATAAACAAAGATTTACTTATTAAGAACTTAAAGAAGTACAGAAAAATTACTAAAGAAGGACCAGTTAATTCCAAAGACCTAATTAATTATTATTTAGATCTGAACAAGTATTATCCTGTTTCTTTTGGAGATGAAGGAAGTGCATCTAGTCCTGAAGAACTCAAAGTAAAAGCTCTTAGAGAATTCATTAATTATGTAAAACAACATGCAAAGAAGTTAAAGAAGAAACTCTATTTGAAAGATGAAATAAGTAATAGATTTTTACCTACAATTGGATTTTCAGATGATGATGTAAAGAACTTAGAAAAGATTAAACAAGAATTTATTAAAGAACCTCTTTTAAGAACATATGATACTTCATCAGGAACTAAAATAAAATATTAATACAAATTGTCAGAAAAAATTAAACAAGAAATTTAATAAGAACTTCTTAAAGAACATATAACCTTTTTTCAAGAACTAAAACCAAATTCATATACAAATTACCAGATTAAAAAAAAAAGTAAATAGAAAAAAATTCAAATAAGTAATTAATTAAGAACTTCTTAAAGAACATATAACCTTTTTTCAAGAACTAAAACCAAATTCATATACAAATTATCAGATTAAAAATAAAAGTAAATAGAAAAAAATTTACAAGCTAATATTTATAAACAAAAAACAAGAAAAAAGTTATGGCTGATTTACTAATGAAAATGCCCGTTCCGTACGAACCGAAAAGGGTAAACCGATTTATACTAAGATTTGATTCAACGTTAGGGATTAACGAATGGTATGTTGAATCAACTGATAGACCTTCAATTGATATTGGATCTACGGAAATTCCTTTCCTTAATACTTCAACGTTTGTTGCTGGTCGATTCAAGTGGAATCCAATGACTATTACATTCAGAGACCCTATTGGTCCTTCAGCTACACAAGCTCTTATGGAGTGGGTTCGTCTACACGCCGAATCAGTAACTGGTCGTATGGGTTATGCCGCTGGATACAAAAAGAATCTAGATTTAGAAATGCTTGATCCAACAGGTGTGGTTGTAGAAAAATGGATTTTAGATTCATGTTTTATAACAAAGTCAGCTTGGAATCAGGCACAATATGGTCAGGATGGTCTTGCAACATTAGCAGTCACAATTCAACCAGACCGTTGTATATTGGTGTACTAATAACTTTTCACAACAAAATCTTTAAAATTAAATCCCGTATACAAAATATACGGGATTTTTTTATTGACTAATTAATTTTAGAAACTATTAATTATAGTATTTACTAACTTATGGACGAAAATTTAATTAAATATGGTCAAGAGAACTTTTCTCTACCACACGATGTTGTAAAACTACCCAGTGGAGGTAAGTTTTATCCCAACAAAAAAAAATCAGTAAAAGTTGGATATCTCACCGCTAATGATGAAAACCTACTTCTAGCATCATCAGGGGATGATTTAATCATCAACCTACTAAGATCTAAAGTGTATGAACCAGATCTAAGACCAGACGATATGATCAATGGTGATCTTGAAGCGATTCTTATCTTTTTAAGAAATACATCTTTTGGTCATGAGTATAATATTCAAAGTGTAGATCCACAAAGTGGAAAACCTTTCAAAGCAGTTATTGGTCTTGATGAATTGGAGTTCAGAAAACCAAATGTTGAACCAGATGATAATGGAACATGGACCGTAACTCTTCCTAAATCCCAAA